TAATTTTAAAAATAAAAAAATGGCAACACTAGGAACATACTATTTTGACACAGCAAGTTTTGCAAATGCAACAACTATTTATGACGATGCTAATTTAACAACAGTAGCGGCTAATGGTTTTTATTCTGATAACTCTATAGTTAGAGAACAGGTGAGCGGAGTATTGTTTGCAGGTCAATCTTGTGCAGTACCCACTCCGCCTAGTCCTCCGCCTAGTCCTACATACTCTTTAACCTTATACGCTAATGTAAGTTCGGGTACTAACCCACTACAAGGATGGGGAACATCAACAGAAGCTTGTAATGGAACTGGAACGCCTGTTACCGTTTATTTAGGCCAAAACGTTTCAAGTTTACAAGATGCTTATAATAACGGATATGTTTTATATATAAACAATACCTTAACTACGCCATATGCAGGAGGAAGCACATATTTTAAAGATGTTAGTAGCCCAAGTACTTGAAATTCTTTGCAAGTTAGTAATTCAGGTTCAATAGCAACATTTAGTACTTGCGTTGCGCCTACGCCTCCGACTCCGCCTACACCACCACCTACGCCGCCTACACCACCTACGCCGCCTAGTCCAACACCTACGCCGCCTACACCACCTACGCCGCCAGTGCCTAATCAGTATCAAATACAAAATTGTAGTAGTGGTGTTCAGGAAAATGTATCGCTGCCGCAAGCAGTTACTCCTGGAGAATCTATCCTCTGGCAGTCTGTATGCTGGGAAGTTATGGGAGCGCCTACGGGAACAACTCAAGCTATATCACCACAAAATTATTATAATGACTGTGCAGATTGTCAAGGTCCACCACCTACGCCGCCTACGCCGCCTACGCCGCCTACTCCTCCGACTCCGCCTACTCCTGCGCCGCCTAGTTCATTTACTATATGGGCTAACTCATCTTCAGGAACTAATCCATTGCAAGGGTGGTCATCGTCAACGGCTGCTTGTAATGGTACTGCAGTTCCGGTGACTGTATATAATTCAGCGGGATGGACAACAGTACAGCAAACATGGATAGGAGGTAATGCTTTATATCTGGACTCTGCATTAACAACATTATATAATGGAAATAGTACATATTTTAAAGATTCTTATTCAGGAGGTAATTATTTTCAAGTAGGACCAAGTGGATTTATATCTACATTTTCAGCATGTCCGTAATTTTTAGTAAATTTGAGTAAATTAAATTAAAATGAATGAAATAAAAAACTTTCTAAGCAAAGAAGACTGCTTAGAAGTTATGAGAATGATAGACTTAAATCATCAACCTTCTTCAGTAGTTGAAGGTGGGTATGATGTAAGTACTATATCAAAAACAAGGACCTCTAGCACTTGTAATTTAGACCATAACAACCCTACTGTTCAGCGTATTCATAGTAAAATTGCTAATTTTTTAGGAATAAACATCTTAAAAGGAGAGCATCTACAAGGACAACTTTATGAAGAGGGTCAGTACTTTAAAGCTCATCAAGATTTTTTCTCAGGCCCTGCTTATGACAAGCATTGTCTAGCTTCAGGAAATAGAACTCATACTTTAATGATTTATCTTAATGATGATTTTGAGGGGGGTGGTACAAATTTTTTAAACTTAAATACTATAGTAAAACCAGAACAAGGTAAGGCTGTTGCTTGGGAAAATATGTCTGATGGGGAATGCTTAGAGTCTGCTATGCATGAAGGTATGCCTATAATAAAAGGGAAAAAATATATTATCACTTCTTGGTGGAGAGAAAATGTTTGGGATGGAGCTGGAGATTCTGCTAGCTATATAAATAAACCAAAAGTTTATACTGATAAATCTCAAATACCTAAGCTAACCACAAAAGGATTTGATGTTGTTAGAGTTCCAGAAGATACATGGAATTTAATACAAGATTCCTATGAGCTTTTAAAGGACAAAAGAAACATCGAGATTTTTGAAGGCAAGGACCATTTTATAAAAGGAGATAGTGAGATTATATCCTACGACCATACACCTAATATAAGAAATTTAATACACAAGCAGCTCCTGCCTATACATAGAGACTTTGCCGGTGTAAATATCGAGCCATCAGCAATGTACGGAATAAGGTCTTATTTAAGAGGGTCTAGCTTAGTTGAACATACGGATAGAATAGAAACACATCATGTGTCATCTATCATTCTTGTAGATAAAGATTTAAGATGCGGATGTCAAAACAAAGAATTTGGAGACGATTGGCCTTTAGATATAAAAGGTCACGATGGAGAGTGGTATAAAGTATACCTAGAGCCAGGTGATATGATATTATATGAATCTGCTATTTGTCCTCACGGAAGGCTAGAAAATTTTCAAGGCACATACTACAGGAACTTTTTTGTTCATTACAAACTTATATGATATTACATTTTTTAGCTCCTGAAGATAAAACTAAATGGGTAGCAAAATGGCAATTCTGTTTAGAGACTTGGCAAAATAGTTACAGCTCTATCAGAATATGGAACGATAATGACATAGATAATTTTATAAAAAAAAATGACCCAGATTTTTTCAAGCTATTAAATAGCTTACATAAGATATTTAAGCTAGATTATGTGAGAGGTTTAATATTAGAAAAGATTGGAGGTGCATATATAGATATAGATATTGAACTAAAATCTCCATTTATTCATCAATTAGATGAAAGTAAAATATATATTATAGAAGCTTCAGCTGGAGATGAGATATTACAAAACAGTTTAATGATTTCCCCACCTTCAGATTTTTGGAAAGATTTTTTAACCTATTGTAGAAATAGTATATATAATAATTTGGATGAAGTAAAAGCTTATCCTAATTTAATTGAAGATGTGCGAGGAACAATTGTAAGAAAAACTGTAGGTCCTATTGCTTTATCAGAATTTACTTCTGCAACTAACAAGCATATTGAAATACTTCCAGCAAACTTATTTAATAATTCAAAAGGCATTAGTTTTACTAAACATCATCAAACTGGAATCTGGGGCTTCTTAGATTAGCCACAATAAATTTTTGTAAATTTGTAGTTAAATAAAACCATATGTCTTTTTATTATAGGTTACAAAGTTGTGATAATGCAAGCGTCTTTGTAGATGCGTCTTTTCAAACACAACAAATATATAATTATGTTTTATTAATATATGGTCTTGGCTCTTCTGGACAGGCTGTTGGTCATTGCTGGAGAGTATGGGGAAGAGCAGATAATGGACAGTTTGTCAATCCAGCTGCTGATTATGGTTTAAATGGCTGTTCTCAATGTACAGCCCCCACACCGACTCCAGGGCCGGTAACTTCATATTCTTGGCAGTTTAATGCGGTTCAGGGAAATGGTTCTTTTGTAAAGCCAACAGTTTGTGTTAATGCTCCCGTAACAGTATACTCCGACGTACCAGATTATGCAAGTATATCTTGTGGAACACAGCATTTTTGGTTGGATGCAAATCTTACCAATCCATTTATAGGAAGCAATCAGTTTTATATAGCTACACCTGGCTCAACGCCAGCAACTGGAACAGGGTCTTTATTGTTAGCAAACAATGGTGTAGTTACTCATAAATACGATTGCTCGGGTTATAATATATGTTCAGGACCAGCGCCTACTCCAACACCGACTCCGCCTACTCCTCCAACACCGACGCCCAGTCCTACACCCCCAACTCCTCCTATACCAACCACTCCGGATTATTGTTTGAGCGGTACAAATGCAGTAACATTTCAAACGATAGGAAGTGTAAACTCTTATGTGTTTGGTGGCAACTATGGTTTATACGGAACAGGAACTGGTATTTTTGTATTGACAGGAGTTCCTTCAACACATCCTATTGCCATACACAACTTTGGTAAAACAGGTCAGATAAGCTATACAGGAACTACGAGCGCAGGATTGAAAACGGGGCTCGATGGAAATACCTATGAGTATTTTTATGGAGATGTAACTATAACCGCAACTGGAAATTATGGTACTACTAGCTACGAGTGTTACTACCACGGATATATGGGTGGTCAAAACAACTTACAGTTTGACAATACAACTTGTCCAAACTTACAGCCTCCAGTAATACCTCCGCAGGGAGACCCAGATAAACAATATACTTTAAGCTATAGCGATAGTGTTAAAGGGTGGCCCTCATTCTATTCCTACTTTTCCGACTGGATGATAGGTATGAACAACTATTTTTATTCGTTAAAGGCTGGTAATTTATACAGACATAATACTAATTCATTACGCAATAACTATTATAACGTACAGTATAACTCTACTCTTACGAGCGTATTTAATGAAATGCCTTTAGAGAATAAATTATTTAAAACCATTAACTTAGAATCGGATGCTACCTGGAGCATAACATTAGACAGTGATATACAGACTGGAGCTAGTATAGATAGCACTTACTTTGAGAAAAAAGAAGGAGCGTGGTTTGCTTTTATAAGAAACAATGGTACGCAACCAGCTGGTTCAGATGAATATGTTATGCGCTCGGCAAGTGGTATAGGAAGAAGTTCTTCTGTAGCTACTGGCGGGACTAGCACAACTATAAACTTTTCTACTAATCCACTCATAGAGATAGGAAGTGGTTTAAGTGTTGGCGACATTATATATTACGCTCCACCTCCGTACAGCGCTATAGAAATGGTTGGCAAGGTTACCTCAATAAATATAGATTTACAGAACGAAATCAACAATATAGTTATAGACAACAGTATCAGCGGAGCTGTTGCATTGCCTATACAAGACGGGTTTATAATGTATATTAAAAACCAAGAAGCAGAATCTAATGGAGTGCTAGGTCATTACTGTGAGTTCACAATAACAAACACAGACAGCACGCCTACTGAATTATTTGCAGTAGAGTCAGAAGTAATGAAAAGCTATCCGTAAAATTAGTATCTTTGTAGTTAAATGAGTGTAGAAGCTTTACCGGTTGAGATTATAAGCAACATCACCACCTATAGAGGTATGATGTGGGAAAAGATTGCAGAGTTTTCTAAACAATTAGAGCAGTTGCAAGGTGTTGTCACACACAAATCTGGAGATGTTCAGTCCAAAGAGATGCAAGAGCTTTTCCCTTTGAAACAACACATTGAAGGAGGCTTATACACTCGTGAAGTTTTTATGCCTAAAGGTTCGTTTGTAGTAAGTATGATTCATAAACAAAACCATCCGTCTTTTTTACTTCGAGGTAAGGTTTCTTACTTGGGGGATGATGGAGAGGTTAATACCATAGAGGCTCCTAAAACAATATTTACAAAGGCGGGAGCGCAAAGAGTTCTCTATATACATGAAGATACAGATTGGTCTTGTGTATATAAAACTAAAGCAAAAAATTTTGAACAAGCAGAGGCTGATGTTTATACTAATGACTATAAAGATTTGCCAAAAAAAACTATTAATAAAATAAAAAAATTATGGCAGGAGTAGGTATAGGTTTTACTATAGCGGCTTTAGGGCTTTCAGCAGCAGGGACAGTAATGTCTTTTGCTCAAGCCAGTAAACAAGGAAAACTTAGAAGAAAAGCTGAAGACGAAGCGGCAAAG